TCATCCTATAGAACCCTTTTGTATTTATTTAACTGGACCACCAGGTGTAGGAAAAAGTTCAATTGCCAAATATATAGCTTTAGCTATTAATAACCAAGCAGAGAAAGTTCACCAATCAAACTTAATGTATGTCAAAAACCCCGGAGACCCATATTGTACAGGATATACTGGACAATTTTGTTGGATATATGATGATTTTGCTCAAAAGATAAATTCTGATGATGGTTTAGAGTTAATTAAGTATATAACACCCCAAAGAGCACCCCTAAATATGGCTTCTATGAATGATCCCACTATAGGTATTAAAGGAACCAAACAACAATCATTACTATTTATATGTTGCTCTAATGTTAGTCATCCAATATTTAACAATTTAGAAGATCAAGGAGCATTCTTACGTAGACGTCATGTAGTTATAGAAATGACAAATCAAATTAGAGGAGACCCTTTAAATTCTACTTTCAGATACATGGATAGATTTGAAAATAGAATTATTTCTAATGCTATGAATTTTAAACATTTATTATCTGATTTAATAACTATGTACAATAATCACATGAATTGTCAAGATATATTGAGAACTAGATACATTGAAACTATGGCAGATTTTGGACCTCATAGATTAAATATTACGAATGGTAGAGTTACATTAGCCCCAAAACAAGAAGAAATAGTTAGTCAGGGATTCGAAGTTGAAAATCAATTAGAATCAAATTTAGGATCACGTTTGTATAATGATATCCAAAACCATTTAGATGATACGTTGTCAGGAGTAGAAGACCCCAGAGTGTTAAATATATACAATCGTTTAATAAGACAACCTGAGTTTTTAGATGCTAGAGAAGAAGATAATGTTGAACTCACCAATCAAGAATTACAAGTAGCTCTAATAGAAAATAAGAATTATTGGCAAAAACTTAAATTGTATGTATTTGAACGCCTCAAATCTATGGCTCGGGCTTTCAAGCATTATATATATAATTTAAGTTTTAAGGAAGGTATGTTAATTGGAGCTGCAAGTTTATTTTCTATAGCTATAATAACTAAATATGCATCCCGTCAGCAAAATGTATTGGAACATATAGAAATAGAAGGAAGTTCAGGTCATAAAAACAAAGAGGCTAAACATAAACAATGGTTAGATCAAAGGCGTGCGCAAGCACTATGGGATACATGTAAGAAAAATGTTCCAAAGAATTATTATTATGATCAAGACGAATATGAGCCGGAAGGTAAAATAGATGAAATTTTAAATGTAATTAAAGACGATAACCAATTGTCATTAGCAATTTACACAAACGGCAATCGAGATAGTTACAATAAATTAATAGGTAAATTTAAAAACAATAAGGCTATTAAAACCTCTATGAATAAAGCTATTTTCCAAACCAAACAAGGCAGATTAATTATTGATAATAATGTTAAGGACTACTTAAATCAGATAACTCAAACTAAAGACAAAATTAATGCAGTAGTTAGTGAGGGTTGTGAAGATCAAGAAGCCGTTAACGTTACTAAAGTAGTACAAAATCAAATGTTAAATATAACAACTATATGTGAGGAAAATGGTAGTGTAGTGAGATCTATGACAATGTCTGCTTTACCCGTAAAAGGAAATTTAATATTAGCACCGAGACATTTATTTATGTACAAAGGCGAATATATGACAGGCAGAATAATGTTAACAAACAGAAACATTAGTTTGCCAGAGATAGAATTTGATATAAATAATATTGTTGAATTTCCCGATACCGAAAATGGCATATGTGATATTGTATTATATAATGTAGGCCCCAGAATAAGAACCTTTAGAGACATTACCAATTTATTTTGTACACGTCAGACTTTGTCCCAATTAAATTCCCAATTCGAAATATGTTTAGTCAAGCAACAAGATGGAGAAATATTAAATTATTTCACTAAAGAAACAGATATGATCACTAATGATATTACATATGATGCTAGTGGCTGCAAAGTAGTTTTAGGCAAAGCATTACAATATGCTTTAAGCACCGAAAAAGGAGATTGTGGTTCAGTGGCAATATTGTATCATGCGAGTTCAGCAGGTAAAATACTAGGAATGCACATTGCAGGAGCCAAATCGATAGCCAAAGGATTTTCAAAACCAATAAGCAGAGAATTAATACTTGAACGAGTGATGTATGCAGAAAAGAAATTTGGACCACAATTGAATGGCATGGGAATAGAACGATTGAAGAATGTAATTATTAGTGCGGAAGGTAAGGACATAGATATAGATTTGCCAGTAATAGGTTTATTAGAGAAAAATACATTTATGGCTACTAAAACTAAATATACTCAAAGTGACATTTTTGAATCATGTGGACCGCATAGATGTGAACCAGCAATATTAGATCCACATGACGACAGAAATGTTTGTAAAGTATCTCCATTATATAAAGCAGTTAATAAATATGCCGAGACAAATAAGTTTATTCCAAAGAAATATTTAGACAAAATTCGTACTGCATTGCCCGTTTTATTTAAGAGAGAAATTCAACAACCACTTAAATTGTTCACAATGGAAGAATTGATAAATGGTAATCAAGACAAATACATTGATCCCTTAAACATGAAATCCTCTCCTGGATGGCCATATTCAAAATCAAGTGAAGGTAAAAGACATTTATTTACGTTAGATACAAATAACAAGTATGTTCCAGGAGAAGAATTGCAAGATAGATTAACTAGAAGACGCGATCTAGGACGACAAGGAATACGAATAGAGAGCTTATGGACAGATTGTTTAAAAGATGAAACTCGAGAATTACAAAAAATAGAAGAAGTCAAAACTAGATCTTTTTGTGTAGCACCTGTAGATTTCAACATTTGGTTGCGACATTTCACTATGGACTTTCGTAGAAGAATATGTGAAAATCGTATATCTAATGGAGTATCTATTGGTATAAACCCTTACAGCTTAGAATGGACTATGTTAGCAAATCATATGATGGAATATAGCAACACTGGTTATGCAGGCGATTATTCAGGTTACGATAGACTTTTACATTCAGAATTAATGGATATGTGTTTACAATTTATATTCGATAATTTACCTCAACAATCAGCAGAAGATCGCTTATTTTTTAAAACCTTAGTAAATGAAATCAAATTTGCAAATTGTGTAGTAGGAAAGTATGTTTATCATCGTTTTAGAGGATTACCCAGTGGTGCTGATTTAACTGCAACACTTAATAGCATGGTAGGTATTTGTTATTTGTTTTATGCATGGTTGTATAATGCCCCTAATAAATGTCAGAATGTAGTTTCTTTTATTAATAATGTAAAGTATCAGGTATATGGTGATGACAATATGTTTTTCCCTAGAGATAGTGTGAAACATTTTTATAATTTCACTAGTGTGCAATGTGCATTGGCTGCTATTGGAATTACCTATACACCTGAAACAAAACAAAATGAAATAATAAGTGAAGCTAGATATATACATGAGATGTCGTTTTTGTCAAATGGTTTTCGTCCTGAAAATGGTTTTTATAAGGCGACATTGAAGAAAATATCTATAATAGAGATGACCAATTGGATAAGTAAGAAACTCCCCTCCCATCAAGCTACGAAAGATAACGTGAATACAGCGTTGCGTTTTCTTTATTTTTATGGATTCCCAACTTATAATCTTTTTTATAACAAATGGAAACAATATGCAGACTACACCTATGATGTTTTGGATGAGATTTATATCGAAAATGGAGGATTTGATGATATATTAAATTTTGAAATGGAAATAGAAAGTCAAGGAAATACTATTAATCACATCCAAAATATGCAGGGTTGGTCTCATGTTGCTAATGCTTCCCTTCCAAGTGAAATCACAGGCGATAAATTAGATAACAAGTTCAAATTTAGTTCTATGGATAAACCCATCATGTCAATAGCTTGCCCACCAACAGTATTAAAAGATTTTCAAGGATTAAGTAACTCACATAATATTGAATATATGAACAAATTAGCTTTAAACCCAAATTCCCAACAGGTAACTTCTTCTGATAATACATTAGAGGAAACTGATGAAATGTCTTTATTAGAGATAGGAAGACGTTGGGGATTTTTGAGAGGAAAAATAGAAACATCTACATGGGTTAAAGATGCCGTTTTAATAGACGATTATTCTTTAGAACCATGTTATGCTCTATTCAATGCAAGTACTAGCCCCTTTAATATGTCCCCAATGTGTGTTGCGAGCATGTATAATAGTTTTTGGCGTGGAAGTTTGGAATATAAGTTCATATTTTTCACAGATGGATTTACTACAGGAAAAGTGTGTGTGGATTTTAGGTATGGATGTTATGGACCGTATGTTGGACCCACTAAAACTAGCGAGAGAAATTCCCAATATTCAGTAATTATGGATGTAAGCCCACATAAATATATATTCCATGTCAGAGTGCCTTACATGCATGCCGCGCCTTGGTTATGTTGTAGAAACGCTAACAAGCAATTTGAATTATCATCAGGAAATTACATGGGATGTGTATCGTTAGGTCTCATGCATATAACTGTAGTCAATCCGTTTGTTGGTAGTGGAAGCGATAGAACCAAAGTGAGAATGAATATCTTAGAACGCATGGGACCAGATATGGAATTAGCAGGCTCTTTTTCAAACAACTTAACAATAGTAACTGAAGGTAAAGAAGATATAATAGGCAACACATCATCGATGTTAATGAAAATGGGCGAAATAGCAGATTCTAAAGGAACAACAATCGACACCATAGGATCAACCAATGTAGATAACCCTGTCTCATTCAAACAAGATCAATCATTATCAATGGACCCCAATAATGTTTCTTTCGATTATTTTTTCAACAGATGGCAGCAAATAGGATCTTCCGAAGTAATATCAAATTCAAGTCCTAATCAAATTCTTGATATATATTCTCTTATGTGGACCAGATCTCAATGGAAACAAATATTATCTCAATATGTGTACTTTAGGTGTGCTCAAGCGAAAATAAGGATAGAAGTAAATGGTAATTCTTTTTGTAGTGGAGGTTTAGTAGTAGCACATGTTCCCGTTACTTCTGACTCTACTCGATTAAATGCCATTACAGATCATAATGTAGTTAATTTACAACACGGTTTACTTAATTTCAATACAACATCAAGTGTTACGATAGATGCCCCATATATAAATGACACAGATTTTACATCTTTGGTTTATCAAGTTAATGGATCTACTGTCGTGTCTGGTCTTGGAAAAATTGATCAAATTAGACCGTTGGGTTCATTAATTTTAAATTATACATTTGCACCTCTGCAAAAGATAGGAACAGCCCCACAACCACCATCCGTAGTTATATATATGAAAATAGAAGATATTGTTTTGAAAATTCCAATAGCTTTGCAAGTAGTTGAAACATCATCAGCGCAAACCAACAATAAAACACAATTTGAGATAGAAAATCAAGGATCAGAATATATGACGAACTTAGATTCTGAAATTATAACAGTAGGTGAACTTATGCCATTAAGGAAAGATTATGCAATTGGAGATTCAGTAACAAGTATGCGAGATATGATTAAGAAATATGTACCTTTTCAATTATTTAAGAAGACACCAGCTGATGCTAATTTATATTTAGATGCGCATGAAAGTGTTACTGTAAGATTACCATCTTTAGCAACTTCAGATTTTTCATCAAGTAGCTATGGAGCAAATGGTTTTCTTCGTTTATCTGTTCAATTATTTGCTTTATACAGAGGAGGAATTAGATATAAAATTCGTGCAACTACTGTTAATTCAGAAACGGAAGAAGCGACTGGAGTAGGAGCAGTTTCACTATCTTTATATAATGCTTCTATGAAAGACAAACACCCCGTAACTTTGTATGCAACATTTAGTCCTCGACCTGATGCATCTGATTCTGACGCTACAGATATATACAAGAACTATTTCACTAGGCCCAATATCAATCCATTTACAAGTACCGCAACTTTCGACATTACTACATCAAGTGGATATTTGGAATTTGAAACTCCATTTGGTATAAATAGTGTATGGAAAACTCATCCTAACAAAACATCTGATAATTCGACTAATAATCCTTTGTTGTGCGATGCTATAACATATGTATTCTTTAATAACGAAAATAATTCTGATATTAAGGTAAACGTAGTAGCTTTAGCTGCAGCAGCGGATGATTTGAGATTTAAAAGTTTTGTAGGTGTTAACAAAGCAAGAGTAGTAACATATAATCAAGAACCAGATGCATATCTTGCATAATTAAAAATTTTATTTCTTTAGATTATTGTGATAAGATCTATGAGGGATTCA